CCTCGTCGCCCTCTTCAGGGTCCGACAGGCCGAGCTTCGATCGCAGTTCCGAGGCGCGGAAGGTCACGCCCAGGGGCATGAGCTTGGCGGCTCCGTCGATCTGCGCCTTGACGTCCTCGGGCTCGTTGACCTCGATCACCAGGCGCGGATAGCGCGCCTGCACCCCGAAATTCAGATCCACGAAGGGGATTACCAGGTCGCGGTTCAGCGAGCCCGTGATCGCCCTGGCATCGGCCCTGGCGATGTCATGACGCACCTCGTTGTGCACCTCGGCCTGCGACTGGGACGAACCGTTGTCGGTCGTCATCGTCTGGCCGAGGACCGCCTTCGATATCTGCTCATCGACCCAGCGGGCGAGGTTCTCAAAGACCTTGTCGCCCTGCACCCGCCCCGTATCCTGAAAGTCGATCCGCATGCTGTCCGGCAGCACGGCGGCCGCATCGGTCCCGATGTTCGCCACGGCCGAGAACAGCTTCTGCACATCCTGGTCGCTCGCTTCAGGCCCGTAGCGGCCAAGGCGCAGCGGAAGCCCGTAGGTTTCGACGAAGGCGATCCAGTCTTTCAGGGTATAGGCCTTGCACATCCAGCCGAAGGCCGCGACGCGGGCGATGCCGCCGCGATAGGCCAGGCCGGACTTCAGGCGGGTGCGGTGGGTGATAAAGCGGAACGGCTCCAACGGCACGCCGTCGAGGTTCTCCATGTCCTTCAGCATGATCTCGGTCCCGGTCTCGCGGTCGAACCGGAACCAGCGCGGATCTCGCCACAGGAATTGCCGCGGGGTCCAGCGGCTGGCATCTGCCGCCCAGTCGATCTCGACGACCGAAAAGCCCTTGCCGAGCGCGTCCAGCATGTCCTCGACCAGGTCGGGGAAGCCCTCGTGTTCGGCGATTGCCTCGCGCACCGCATCGGCCAATTTCCGGTCCTCGGCCGCGTCCGACGCGGGATGCACCTTCGGGACGATGCCGCTGATCGCGCGCTTTCGCTGGCCCATGACCGAGAAGTAGTGCGGATCCCGCTCCTCCATCTCTTCGGCCAGGATCAGGAAGTCATCCAGCTGGCCCTGGTCACAGGCGCGCAGGATCGACGCCATCCTGAAGGGCGTCAGGCCCGATGCGACCGAGCCTGCCCAGATCTGCCGGACGCCGGTCAGACCCGGCTCGGCCTGTGCCTCGCGCAGCCTTTGCACCCGGACCGGACGGCCATACTGGTCAAGGATCGCCATCACCATACCCCCTTGATCCCGCCGAACCCGCCGGTGATGCGGACCTCGCGGTCGTAATTGTCGCCGCCATGGCGCGGCACCGGCTTGTATTCGTAGGGCTGATAGACGACCTCGCCCGCCGACACCGCGAGCGCCGCGGCCCAGAACCGGTCGGCGTGGCCGTCGGTGTCGTCATCGGCCACCAGGCGGCGGATGCCGGTCACGCCCACCTGGCTTTTGATCGCATGCAGGTCCGCCCGCAGCACGACGTCGCCGGACGGGATGCGCACTTTGCGGTCCTGCATCGCGTCCTTCAGCGAGGTCGCCATGTCGAGCTTCGCGGCTGCCGAGAAGAGAACGCCTTCCACCCGGCTTTCGCCATGGGCGCGCTTGGCGTCCTCGACCGGCTTTTCGCCCATGCCGGTCTGGTCGATGCGCGCCCGCACCACGCGGTAGCGGCGCATCACCTCGGCCAGGAGCTGGTCCTGCTCGGCGAAGCTGATCCGCCGGCGCGCGATCACTTCGCGGGTCCAAAGGACATCGCCCACCGCCTCGACGACCCAGATCACGAACAGGTCGTTTCGCGCCGCTATGTCGACACCGACAAAGCACGGGCCGCCCTGGTAAAGGCCGGGCAACCCGGCGGCCGGATGTTCGCAGGCAGCGATCAGGTCGTAGTCGAGCCAGGCCGACGCCTCGTCGAGCCACTTCAGCTCATATTCCTGCGCCCAGGCGTCAGGGTCGGCCATGCCCTTGCGCAGCATGTCGATGTCGCGGTCGAGGCCCTGGCGCACCGCCTCGTAGATGTCGACCACATGGCGCGACCAGACCGTGTCCTCGGCCGTCATCAGCTCGTAGAACTTGTTGCCCTTGCCGTTCGGGGTGCTGATCACCCGCAGCTTCAGGCCGGCCTTCGAGATGACCGGAAAGAGCGCCGCCCAGATCTCGCGGCTCTTCGCATGGAACGCAAACTCGTCGAGGATCACGTTGGCCGAAAAGCCGCGCGCCGTGTCGGGGTTCGCAGGCAGCGCGGTGATGCGTGATCCATTCGGAAAGGCGACCTCCAACGACTTGTAGACCGCGTCGGGCCCCTTCTCCTGCGGGGCGCGGAACTCGCCCTCTTCAAAGCGGGGTTCCCCCCCTTTCAACAGGGTGTTGTAGACCTCGTAAAACGCCTTGGTGAACGGCTTGATGACCTCGGTCATCATCTCGGCCGCCTGTCGTTCGCCCCGCGACAGGATCACCCACCGCGCCCGCCGGTCCTCGGCCCAGGCGCGGAAGCAATCGTCGGTGCATTCGCCGCCGGTCGAGAAGGTCTTGCCGGTCTGGCGGCTGAACATGCCGATCTTGAAGCGGCTTTGATCCTCGATCCAGGCGCGCTGGTAGGGCAGGAATTTGACAACTGGGCTGAGGGAGGCGGCGGCGCTCATTTGCGACGTGCCTCCAGCCACTCTTTCAGGCGAATGGCAGGGTCAAACCTCGGAGGCAGAACGATCAACAGACCGCAGATTGCCACCATGACCCACACCATCACGCGAACCCCATGATCCGGCGCGCCTTGGCGGCTGCCTCGGCGTCGATGTCGCCCGATGCCACGGCCGCATCGAGCTTCGCGGACTGCTCCTTCCGCTCTTTCTCCTTCATGGCCTGCACGATGCCGCTGGACGTCATCACGTCCTTCATCATCCTGCCGATGAAATGCAGGTTCTTCGGGTCGATCTCGGCCGCCTCCTTGCCGATCTCCGCCTGCATGCTCTTGAAGGCGAGTGTGGTCAGCATCTGGAAAAGGACGTTCTGGCGCTGCGCCTGGTCCTCCATTCCCATCTCGCCGAGCCACTCTTTCGCCCAGTCCGATGCCTGTTCCTGCAGCCGCACGAACTCGCGGTATTCGGCTCCAAAGCGCTGGACGGTCGCGGGATGCAGCGTCTCGTCCGAGGCGCGGGCGGCGAGGCGCTGGTTCAGCTCTTCTGCGATCTCGATATAGCCGGAAAAGCCGCGCTCGCGCAGCGTGTCCTGCAGCCAGCGGCGCTCTTCAGGGGGCAGAAGGTCGATCTTGCGGGGTGGCGGCATGGATCACCGCTTCGGATTGGGACGCTGGATGTCCGGGTGCGTGGCGAGCCCGCGCGCGATATCGACGCCGCGCCCCGTGGCGGTGACCACCAGAAAATCCGCCTCGTCATAGGTGATCAGGCCCTGCTCCTTCAGCCAGGCCAGCTCGGTCACCACCTGGTCGCGCGACGACGGCAGGCCAAGCCCGCGCAGCACATCCTGAAGGATCGAGGCATTGCCGGTATATTCCGGGATCGCCTCCAGATGACGCAGGATCGCGATCCGCCGATGCCGCCGCAAGGTATCGCCGTAATCGTTCATTTGCGGGCTCCGTCAAGCAGGTGGTTTTCGTGCCGGGCGACCACGTCTTCAAGGCGCTCCATGATCTGCGCGTGCCCGGACATGGCCTGGCTGACGGTGTTCAGCTGCCCCTTCAGCCGCTCCATCGCCAGTTCGAGCTCGTGCATGTTGTCCTTCGTCGGCATCGTCTTCTGCCCTTGCTCCAGTCCAGACAGCCGCACCCCATGCTCATCGAGCCGTGCCGAATGGTCATCGAGCCGCCGGGTGTTGACCCGGCTGACCGACGTGATCAGGTTCCAGACCGTCAGGCCGAACGTCAAAAGCTGGCTGAGCGCGATTACCCAGACGATGACGGGCGAGATATTGAGGACTTCCGATGACATCAGCGGCGCACCCACTTCGCAAACACGTCCTTGACCGTGTGCCCGCCCATGTAGAGGCCCATGAAGATGCCGGTCAGTCCCAGGAGGTCGTTGAATGGAACCGGGGGCAGCGCGATGCGCCAGATCGCATTCGCGACGTGAAGCAGGATGATGTTCCACAGCCAGAAGAGGCCGAGCAGGTACATCCAGCCCGGCCGCCAGCCCCAGACCCAGACGGGCTCCTTCTGCTCGGATTGCAGGAGCGCGAACTGCCCCTTCAGGCCATCCGCATAAAGCCCGATCAGGTCCGGGCTCATCTCCTCTACCGTGCGAACGGCCTCGCGCACGACCTCCGGCTGGGACGCTGCCAGGGCGTCGATCTGGTCCGGCGCCACGCCGGCCTGGCCGGCGATGGCATCGACGATTGCGCCGGCAAGGTCACCGTTCGCGCCCCCGATCTTCTGTTCGAGGATCTTCTTGACGATCGGGGCGCCGACCTCGGCGGCGATGGCTATAAGCGGGGACAAGGGTAGCTCCTTCAGAACTTGCGCAGGTAAGTGGCGGCGGCAGGTGCAACGCCCGCGATCTTGGCGGCGATGACATCGCGGTAGCGCCAGGCGGTGACGGCGAGCCAGATGAGGCCGAGCCCGAGGATCAGCCATGGGGCCCAGTCAGGGGCGGGAATTGCGTCAACCACGGGCATACCGCCGGCCGCGCCACCGCCGGCCGCCGTGACGGCTGCCGGTGTGATCGCCGCGCTGCGGGCGTTCTGGCGGCGCTGCAGGGTGGAGAGGGTGGCCTTGCCGATAATGCCGTCGACCGACAGGTCATGATCAGCTTGGAACAGCCGAACGGCAGAGGCGAGAATGACCGCGCGATCCCCCCCCGGATCATATCCGAGCGAGGAAAGCATCTCCCGAACGCGCGCGAACTCCAGCGACGAAAGGCTGACCGCGAGGCCGGCCGCACCTGAAGCAGTCGGACGCCCTGTTGAAAGCAGGCCGTAGCGTCCGTCCTTCATCAGATCGTATTCGGCGAGCCGCCGGCGCTGCAGACCGGGCAACAGCTTCCCACCACCACGGACCCATTTCAGAAGGCCGGAGCGAACCCCGTCCCACTGGCGCACAATCCAGGCATTGACCCAGCTCGCTCGCTCGATGCCACCCGTGTTGTAGTGGAAACTGACTCCGCCATCGAACTCATGCGGTTTGGCACGCGGCATGGCCTTGCGGACAGCGGGCTCATAGACGTTGCGCAGCACCGACTTCAGGAGGCTTGATGCTTCCTCGCGGGTGATCGTCATGCCGGCCTTGGGCTTGATGACGCCAGTCGCGGCCGTCAGGCCCGCACCGATCGTCCAGACGCCGGCGACGTCGCGATAGGCCTTCAGGACCACGCCTTCCTGGCGCTCCAGAAAGGCAATGCCCTTGTCGCTGGTGGTCAGCAGACGCTGAACGCCCATGATGCCTCCGAAGGTTTGCTCGCCCTCGCAGCATCGCCTTCGGCGACGTCATCATAAGCCTTGAAAACATTCGGTGCCCGGTATCCCCCGGCGCCCGGGCGCAGCATCGCAGACGGTCCCGGCCCCTGTCAAAGGGGCAGGTTCATCTGCTTTTCGCCGTCCTCCGCCTCGATCTCGGCCCGGTAATTCGAGACGGTGCGCGTATGCAAATCGCAGTCGAGCGCGACCTGAAGAAGGGATTTCCCGGCGCGCAGCATCGCCTTCGCGTCGGCTCGACGCGCCTTCGCGCCACGCATGCTCGCACAGGGCAGCGTGACCTTACCGGGGCCGATCACCGCGATCAGCGTGCGCGTCGCCTCAACCCCGATGACTTCGGCCAGATACGATCCTGCGGGGCGGGTCGGAACCGTCACCTGCGTTCCACCGCGCCGCCGCAGGAGCTGCACGGTCAGCTCTAGGCCGATCGCCTGCTCGATCTGCCCCGCGACCCCCGGCAGCGTGGTCATTCCTCGCGCTCCCGCCGCTGCCGGCCGGTGCGAAGGTCCGGTTGCGATGCTTCCAGCACCGTCGTCACGACGCCGTTGGCCAGGCGGAACGTGAACCCGCCGCTGGTCACGCCGCAGGCGCCCTCGCGCATGGTGCGGTCGACCTGGTGGCCGATCTCGCGGCGGAGCTGCTCGACATCGATGGCGAGCACCCGCTCGATGTAGCGCAGGACGGCATGGTCCGAGACGGTGACGACCGACTTCTTCATCAGATCCGGACCCCATGCCGGCCGCACATGGCTTTCAGCGCATCGACGACGTCGGCGATCTGCGTCAAGTCCTGCATCGCGTCGATGTCGATCGGGACCGCCCCCCACTTCTTTTCGAAGCGCGCCCGGATAAAGGCGTTGAGGCCGGCGGCGCCCGGTACTCGCACCACCGATTTCTGGTGGAGGAGGCGCCACATGACATGGCAGAACCGCACGTCGCCGCGCTTGGCTTCGGGCCGCTTCGCTCGGCCGCCGGAGGGCGAGAAGCCACGCTTTTTCAGGGCTTCAACGACCTGTTCAAGCTCACCGTCGGTCATGTCGGACAGCGAGGCCTTGCCGGTCACGACCAGCTGCAGGTCATGGCGCGTCTCGCGATCGAGCCCCAGCTCGCGCGCGCCGACATGGATCAGCTTCTGAAGCGCACGGTTCATGCCGCACCCGCCGCGCCGCGCTCGATCGCATCGCCCGCGAGGCGCGCCAGCTCGTAGAGGTTGATCCCGACGGTGAGGTTATCAACCGTCAGATAGAGGCCACGGACCGTAAGAAAGACCTCCGCCGGACGTCCGGCGACAGTGCCCTCGGACACACCGAGGAGCTTGTCGGTCGGGTCGATCCGCGTGCGGTGCAGCGGCACCGACAGGGTCGCTATGGGATTTGACATGATGTCTCCTGGCTGCTCGTCAGGACCGGGCCACCACGCCCGGTCGACCCGCCCGGCCCAAGGGCCGGGCAGGTTTCGCATCAGCCTTTGGAAGGCCTGAAGGTCAGGCGGCGCGACGCCGCGATCTGGATCGCCTCGCCCGTCTTCAGGCTCCGACCAACCCTGGCCGCGCGATCACGCATCTCGAACCGGCCGAAGCCGTTCAGGCGCACCGGCGTCCCGGCCTCGACCGTCGTGCGGATGGCCGCCAGGGCCGCGTCCAGCACGTCGCCCACGGCCCGCTTCGACAGGCCGGTCGTGGCGGCCACCTCGTCGATCACGTCGCCCTTGCTCGCTGTTTTCATGTCTGCTCTCCTCGGGAAGGGGCCCATCCGTGGGCCGTTGGGGTTCAGGTGTAAGAAGCTTCGACCCGTTCCAGCTCAACGACGAGCCGGCGCAGGAACGGCAGGACCCGCTCGTCGGCGAGCGTGCCGCCGTGAGCTTCGGCCATCTGCCGGCACAGGTCCTCGATCTCGGCCTCAGCGTTGTCGGCGAGGAGCGTCAGCAGATGCATCAGCTCGGTCGGCTCGCTATCGAGCTCCGACGCGATGTCTTCCATGCCCAGGCAGATCGTGATGCTCATGACGCCCTCACAGATCCGAAAAGTTGAGCGCGATCTGTTCGCGGCGGTGGGTCTTCGGGTTGCGCCGGTAGAACCGCAGGTAGGTCGCCGTTCCGTCGACGTTCAGCGCCTCGGTTACGGCATCCATGGCCCGCGCCCAGCCGGCGTCCGGATTGCCGTCGCGGTCCTTCATCGGCAGCTTCCTGAGGCCGAGAACGCGCTGCGTGTCGATCCGGCCGGCCTTGTTGACCTGAAACGCATGCTCGACGAGCGTCCGAATGCGCGGATCGAGGTCGCCCTCTTTCGCCCAGCTTTCGATGCACTCGTCGATCAGCGCCTTCGCCGCCTGCAGCTCGATCCCGAAGCTGACACGCTCGGCCACGGACACCTCGGCCTCGCAGCTGCCATCGAAGCTCTTGATCGAAAATCCGCCCTTGGCGCCGCCGATCTTGGCCCCGAACTTCTCGAAGATCAGCGCCTTGGCCGCGTTCATCTCTGCCATGGCCCGGGCCTTGAAGGCCGAAATAACAGCCTGGACGTTCTCGGCCTCGACGGCCAGCCGGTTCGTGACCTCGTCCTTCATCTGGTCGGCATCAGAGATCTGGCTCAGGGGGACCAGGTGCCCCTGCGCGTTCTTCCACATGGGCTCGTTCATGCCCGTTCTCCTTCGGTGTGGGTGAGGTGATTTGCGGTCAGGTAGGTGCCGGGCTCGATCGGCTTCACGCCCAGGAGGGCCAGCGCGCAGGCCATGGCCTCGATCTCATCGACCGTGACCAGCGTCGCGCCGCAGCGCCCCCACAGATCGACCTTGCCGACGCCGCGTCCGGCGAGCGTCAGCAGGTCGGGCCCGGCGAAGCGCGGGATGTCAGCTTTCGCCATGGCCGCCCCCCTTCGTGAACCGGGGGCAGGCGCGGCAGGCGCGATACATCCTGACGCGCTCGCTGTTGATGTTCGAGAACGTGACCGCCCGGCGCATCCAGTCCTGGCAGTCGTTCGTTCCGATCTCGCCGAGAGCCGGGCACTGGATGACCGCGCGCATATAGGCGCCGCGCACGAGCTCCTCGACCGCATCGTAGCTGCCCTGGTAGGTGCGGCCCAAGACGGCCGAGACGAGCGATGCGCTGCGATGCAGGCGCGCCGCCACCTTGTTCTGGCTCGATGCCGCACATTCGTCAGCCAGGCACTGGACCCAGTCCGGCATGTCGGTGCCCCAGGCGGCCCGGGCCTTTTCGACGGGCGCGCTCATTGCTGTGCCCCGGCGACCGGATGAGCCGTGCGCGTGTTCGGGTCATAGACCTGACGGACACGCTGCACCTGGGGGGCCTTGGGACCCGTTGCCCTGACCAGCCGATAGCGCGCGATCCGGGCAGTCGACGGGTCGGCTTTCGCGACCACGCGCAGGTAGCCGGCGGCGAGCAGCCGCTTGCAATAGTCCTTTGACGTGGCCTCCGGGATCTCGATCGAGGCATGATGGATCAGATCGATGTAGCTGAACTCCTTCAGCATCATCATCGCGCGCCAGAGTTGCGTGGTAATCGACCCCTGCGTGACTGGGCTGCCATCGGCGCGCACGCGCGGGGCGTGGTGACCGACATCCTTGACCAGCGTCCAGGTGTTTGCGCGCCCGGCCGGTCCGGTCGTTGCCTCCAGATAGCCACCGGCCGTCAGAGCGCGCAGATAGCGCAGCACGGTCGTGCGGTTTACGCCCGTCAGGTCCACGATGGCCGTTACGGTCACCGCTTCCGGCATCGACTTGATCGCAAGCCAGAGCTCCTGCCTGCCAATGGCCTGATCGACCGGCAGGCGCCCGATTTTCGCTGGCGCGCTCATGCCCCCGTCCTCCGGGGCGTCGGCGCTTCGCCCACGAAGAACTCGATCTTCGGCACGTCGGCCATGGTGATCTCGTCGCGGCCGGTCTCCAGCGAGTGGAGCCGCATCTGGTTGAGGTTCGTCACGATCCGCCGGTAGTTCGCGGCCGACTTCTCCAGGATGACCTGCAGCACATCCTCGCCGATCTTCAGCGTGGGCTGCTTCAGCTTCGCTAGGATCGCGGTTTCGCGCAGGTCGGCCGGCTGGGCTGCCGGCCAGCCCAGCATCCGGTTGTGGATCCGCTCCCACCGCTTCAGCTTCTGGGGCAGCATCTCTTCGCCGATCAGCACCATCGCGCTGCCGTGCGAGCTGACATAGATGTCGTGGACCACGCCCATCATCTCGTCGCGGCAGAGTTGGTGCGCCTCGTCCAGAAGAAGCGGCCGGCCGCTCTTCGCGAGCTCCTCGCCGATCTGGTCGACCATGTCGCTGATCAGGCCCGCCGGCGTCAGGCCCAGGGCCTCGGCCACCTTCCGCACAAAGACCTTGCGCGACCAGACCGACTTCACCTCGACCCAGCAGGCGTCATAGACCTGCGCATTGTAGGTCGCGGCCGACGACTTTCCGTACCCCGAAAACCCGTGAAAGCAGCCCATGCCGGGCATATCCGGCTCGCGGTGCTGCAGTTGCTGGATCAGCGCACCCAGCAGCTTCACGTTCCGCAAGGGCGCGACGTTCGCGATATTCCTGTTGTTGATCTTTTCCGTTCCGTCCAACATGCTCGTCCTCTCCGTTTCTTGGCTGCCGGGGACGGGTAAGGCCCCCGGCAGCACCCCCATCACCCGATGGCCACATCCCCGTCGCGGTCGTACATGGCGCGTTGCGCCCGATAGACCGGATGGGCCTGCATTCGTTGCCAGAAGGCGAATTCCTCGTCCGTGACCGGCGCCCCGGCCTTTGACCGCTTCTCGATGTCGAGGACGCGCCAGAAACGCGCGGCCTCCGTTTCAGGCTGCGGCTCAGTGGGCTTCGGCGCGAAATCGACCTGAAGCACCTGCCGCAGTTCCTCGTCGCGCGACGTGTCCGGCACCGGCACCCGCCGCTCGATCTGCCGTGCGGAAGCGCGCGGTGGCACCATCGCCACCACCTTCGCCTCCAGCGGCTCGGGCTCGGGTCGCGGCATCTCCGCCAGCTCGCGCGCATACTGATCGACGGGCACGGTCCTGAGCGCATTGAGGAGCTTCCGCTCGGCCGCCTTGACCTGCGATTGCCAGCGGGCATGTGCCTTCGCCGAGGCGATGTCGAAAAAGCCGACCTTCTCGCGGCAGGCGGCCTGGCCGAGGAACTCGCCCTGCAGCGTGTAGAGATAGACGCCGGCATGCAGGTTTTCGGGATCGAACCGCGCGACGACGCGCTTGCCTGCGAACTCGCTCATCCAGTCGGACCAATAGCCGTTGCGGAAAAGCGTCAGCCCGCCGTGCTTGCTGTGCAGGCGCCGCACCTCTTGTCCCATCATCCAGAGCCTGCGCTGTTCCTCGGTCGCTTTCCTGATGGGCGTGGCCTCGTAACTTGCAGCGAAGGTCTCATCGAAGGACCGACCGCGCGCCGTCTCTGACAGCCGGCCGTCCCGGGCATTGTGATCGGCGATGCCGCGATCGATGACCTTCAGGAAGTCGGCGAGCGGGATGGCCCGGCTGCCATAGTCCTCGGGTTTGGCGAGCGGGTTCCGCCCGACATAGGCCCCGGCGAAGGCGGGATGCTTCGAGATGTGCTCGGCGAAATCCCGGAACCCGCGCTCGACCGGCTTGGCCTGGCCGTGGCCCGGCGTGGCCCAGTGAACCGTGATCCCCATCATCGGCAAGACGCCGAGCGGATCATCGTCGCGGATCGTGAAGCGGAACCGCGATTTGGCGCCGCCGGTCAGCCATTTGTTGGCGAATTCGTGGCCGTTGTCGAAGAGGCAGTGCTTCGGGATACCCCATGTCTCGATCAGCTCGCCAAAGGCCGACATGACCGACACCTTGTTCGGGGTCAGATCCAGCCGCCAGGCGAGGATTTTCCCGGAATACAGATCCTGGAAGGCGACAACCTCAGGCCGGACCGGCAGGTCGATGCCCGGCCAACGCACGAAGACGTCGAACTGGTGGCAGTCGGCGTTCACGCCTTCGAGCGCCACCATCGACGTCCGATCGCGGATCTGCGGCGGGAAGCACTGGGCAAGACCACGCTCGCCCTGCCGCGCGAAGACCTGCGTGACGCGCGGCACATTGGCGTCCATCCAGCGCTGCGCGGTTTTCAGGGTCAGATGCGTCCAGCCGGATGCCTCGGCCAGTTGAACCGCCCGTGTCCAGCAGGACCGGAAACTCGGCTCGCCCAGGCGCAGGAAGTCAGTCTTCAGTCGGTCCAGAAACTCCGGGCTGCAGGCGGCATGGCTGCGCTTTGGCGCTGCGGCACGATGGCGCGGCGCGATGTAGGGCAGCCGATCCGCCGGATCGATGCCGTCAATCAAGGCGAGCCACCCCCAAAGCGTGCGCGCCGAGACGGGGCGGCCATCGGCCGTTTCGGCCGTCGCAACGCTTTGGACCGCCAGATAGCGGCCCATAGGCGCCGTCAGCGCCTCGACACGCTGGACCATCATCAGCCGTTGCCGAGCCTGCTCTTTCACGGCCTCGGGCAGCCCGTCGAACCAAGCCCAGGCCTCGCCACGATCCTGCCGGGCGGACAGCGTCGCGACAGCGCCGGCCGCCTTCAGGAGAGACGCCTGCGCGCGCGACGGGAAAAGCCGCCAATGATACTCCCAGCCGCCACCCCGCCCGGCGCGTCGGCGGGCATGGACCGGATCGGCCTGCCAGCCCAGACGTTCGACCATCTTGTTCACGGCGCGTTTGCTTGCCGGCAGGTCGGGCAGACCTCCGGTCGCAATCTCATCCGCCGTCCACCAGGTCTTTTCGGGCTCGGCGCGGCGCATCACTCGTCCGCCTCTTCGTCACGACGCAGGGCAGCGATGTCTGCCGCATCCCGCTTTTCCGCCTCATCCACGACGAGCGGGTTCAGCTCCGCGAAAACGTCCGAGACGAACCGCCGACGCGCCGCCATTGGCGCCCGTTTCCAGACGTCGAACAGCCGCTTGAAGGCCACATCAACCGGGTCATGAACGATGGGTTCCGTGTGGCCGCGCGCGACCGCATATTGCTGCCGCGCAGCCGCAACCGTCTTGGCATCGCCGTTCGACAGGGCGATGCAGACCTTGGATCGCTCCTCGGCCTCTCCGATCTTGGCGAGCGCCTGCAGATCGACAATCCCGGGGCGTTTCGGGGCCGAACGCAGCCAGCGGACCTGGTCCGCGGTCAGCTTCGTGCCGACCTCCACCAAGCGCCGGACGTGCCGTTCGGTCAGTCCGAACTTTTCGGCCGTCGCCTGAGCAAATGTGGCCACGGACATTATGTCCGCGGCCAGCTTTCCGGTGTGCTGATTGCCGCGGAAAGCTTCCGCCCGGGTTTCGGGATGCATCTTCTCGTAGACCTGCTTCCGCTCGGCCAGGAACAGCGACGTGTCGAGCGCATCCATTTCCGCGCCCGCGAGGTTGTCGTCGATCTCGATCAGCCGGGCCCAGTCGCTGGTGACATCGGTCCAGACCTTGGCCTCGATATCCTCCCAGCCCAGGCGCTTCGCGGCCTCCACCCGATGCGCGCCGGCAAGCAGAACCAGCTCGCCGCTCTTGATCTTGCGGACGTGGATCGCATCCTTCATCACGCCCGTCTCGTGGATCGACGCCATGAGGCTCGCGATGCCCGCCTCGGACACAGGCCGCAGACGGTCGCGCACCACAAGGTCCGCTAGCTTTACCCGGTCGATCTTCAGCAGCGTCGGCTCTTTCACTTCGGTCCCCTCGTCATTCGGTAGTAAAAACGCCGCACCCCGTTCACGATGCGGACGGCACAGTCGATCTCGGCGCCGTGCTGGCGCAGTTCGGAGATGCAGGCGCTGACCGCCATTACCCGCGCCCGCCGGACGATGTCGCGGGTCGTGTGCTCGCGCCCGTCGGACAGAACTGCCAGAACCCGTTGCAGGCGCGGCGATTTCGGGGGCGCGGCGTGCATGATCAACCCATGGTCTGCCGGGCCGCGTCCCGGCAGCTAACGCACAGGCGGTTTTCGATGCCGGCCGAGATGAAGGTGCGTCCGCAGCACATGCAGGGTCGCGCCCGTTCGGTGGCCCGCCGACGGGCCTCGGCATTCAGCGCGTCGCATCGGGTCAGCGCCTCGTCCCGCACCTGCCAGGGCCCTGAAACAAAGACGCCAAAGCTGTCGTAGACACCCCACGCGCTGGCATAGCGGTCGACCTGGTATACCCGCATGTCAGACCACCTCGACGGGCTGCCGACTTGCGGCATCGGCGAACTCCAGCAGTACGAGGATCGCCTTCAGGTGCTCGTCCTCGCGCCGAAAGTGACGGGCGGCGATGTCCAAGTTCTCGCAGTAGCCGCCGGCCTCTTGCTCAAGCCGCGCTTGGCACATGTGCCAGCGAACCTTGGAAGCAAGGCGCCCGGTCACCATGATTGGCGACAAAGGGTCAGCGTGATGCGTCATTGCAGGATACCTCCGATGAAAAACAGGGCGTAGGCCAGGAACGCGAAGAGGGCCGTGGCGACCACATCGCCCAGGAAGCTCGCCTCGAAGCGGGCGTTCGCGCGGCAAAGGCGGCCCCAGATGGCACGAGGGGTCGTTGACCATCTGGGGCCTTTCCGGCGGGGGACATCGCGCGGCCGGCGGACCGGGTGAAGGATG